AATACAAACAAGAATACTTAGGTACTCTATACACTGCTGATACATTGTACGGTGTTAAAGAGTTACGTGACAACGCTTGCTTTGCATTAGCTGTTCCAGCCTAATAAGTAATTAGGTTTAAACCTCTTACCCACACGACTCGGGTAGGGGGTTTTTGCATAATTATTTAACCACGGAGAATATCAAATGGCACAATTCAAATGTTTAGTATCAGGTACAATAGTTTCCTTTGAGCATGAGCATGATATTGTTGAGATGCACAAACATCCTCAGTATGAGTTTGTAGAACCTAAGACTCAAGCTAAAGCACCTGAAGGTTTAGTAAAAGAGAAAACTGTAGCTGTAAAATCTATATTTAAGGACTAGTTTAATGGCGATATTTAGAGGTCCAGGAGGTAGTGGTGATGCTACGGCAGATACCTCTAATAACTCCATTACAGCTATTAATGCTGCCAATGCTGCACAAGCAAGTGCTACAGCTGCTGCTGCTAGTGCTACCAGTGCTAGTAACTCTGCTAGTTCTACTGCTGGAGTTGTAGCAGCTGCTTCTGCCTCTGCTACTAGTGCCTCTAACTCAGCATCTACTGCTACTACTAAAGCTTCTGAAGCTAGTACCTCAGCTACTAATGCTGCTACATCAGCATCTACAGCAACTACTAAAGCAAGTGAAGCGGCTACTAGTGCTACTAATGCTGGTACCTCAGCATCTACTGCTACAACAAAGGCAAGTGAAGCATCTACTAGTGCTACGTCTGCATCAGGTAGTGCTACCACTGCAACAACTCAAGCTACTAATGCAAGTGCAAGTGCTACCTCTGCTAGTGGCTCTGCAACTACTGCAACTACTCAAGCAGGTCTAGCTTCTACCTCTGCTACTAATGCTTCAACTAGTGCTGGTGCAGCTTCTACATCTGCAACTAATGCGGCTACAAGTGCAACAGCAGCTAGTGGGTCAGCTTCTACTGCAAGTACTCAAGCAACAAATGCAGCAGCGTCAGCAGTTACAGCATCAACACAAGCTACTAACGCAGCATCATCTGCTTCTAGTGCCTCAACATCCGCTGCTACAGCCACAACACAAGCTACTAATGCTAGTTCTAGTGCAAGTGCTGCAAGTGGTTCAGCTACAACAGCTACTACTCAAGCAGGAATAGCAACTACTAAAGCAAGTGAAGCTTCTACATCTGCTACTAACGCTGCATCTAGTGCCTCTACTGCTACCACTCAAGCTACTAATGCAGCGTCTAGTGCTACAAGTGCTTCAGGTTCTGCTACAACAGCCACAACTCAGGCAGGTATAGCTACTACTGGAGCAACTACTGCAACTACACAAGCAGGTATTGCTACTACTCAGGCTACTAACGCTGCAACATCTGCTTCTACAGCAACTATACAAGCTGGCGTAGCTACTACTCAGGCTACTAATGCAGCTACAAGTGCATCTAATGCTGCAGCTGCTCAAACTGCTACTGAAACTATCTATGATAATTTTGATGATAGATATCTAGGTGCAAAATCATCAGGACCTACCACAGACAATGATGGTGGTACACTTCTTGTAGGTGCTTTATACTTTGATACTACAGCTTCAATAATGAAGATTTGGACAGGTAGTACTTGGTTATCTGCTTTTGCTTCTTTATCAGGAGCTTTAATTGCTGCCAATAATTTAAGTGACTTAAATAATGTAACTACTGCTAGAAGTAACTTAGGTTTAGGGACTCTTGCTACTCAATCAGGTACTTTTAGTGGAACTTCTAGTGGTACTAATACTGGTGACCAAACGTCTATTGTTGGCATAACAGGAACTACTGCTCAATTTAATACATCATTAACAGATGGTGACTTTGCTACATTAGCTGGCACAGAAACACTTACTAATAAAACATTAACTAGTCCTACCTTAACTACTCCGGCATTAGGAACTCCTGCTTCAGGAACTTTAACTAATTGCACAGGATTACCAAATGGCGGTCTTGTAAATTCAAGCATTACAATCAATGGTTCATCTGTTAGTTTGGGTGGTACAGCAAGTGTTGGTACAGTAACAAGCGTAACAGGCACAGCTCCAGTAGTATCAAGTGGTGGGTCAACACCTGCTATTAGCATGGCGGCAGCTACAACATCCGTATCAGGTTATTTAACATCAACAGATTGGAACACCTTTAATGGCAAACAACCTGCTGGTTCTTATATAACAGTAGGTGGCGCATTAGGCACACCATCAAGCGGTACTTTAACTAACTGTACATTTCCAACATTAAATCAAAATACTACTGGCTCATCAGGTTCATGTACAGGCAACGCAGCAACGGCTACAACGGCAACCAACTTATCAGGCGGTTCAGTAAGTGGAACAACTGGAACATTTACAGGAAATTTAGGATTTGGAACGGGGGTATCAGGTGCGACTGCTACACCATCACAATTAAATACAGGTCTTAATTATTCAAACGGCACAACACGCGATAAATGTAAAATATATTTATATAATTCAGGAACAGAACAATATGGTTTTGGGGTAGGCGCAACTGGCGATATTCAATATCATAGTAATACATATCACGATTTTTATATTGCCAATACTAAAGTTGGTTCATTTGGCTCTGGCGGATTAACTGCTACATTAATTGGTAACGCGGCAACGGCTACATTAGCAGCAAATACATCGTCTGTTTCAAGTGCAGCCAGTGGTTCATATACTTGGACTGGAACACAGTATTTTCAAAATAACGCTGTAAATAATACTGGAACTGGAACAAGCGCAATGCTTCAGGCATTCAGTAATACAGGTTCTGGTGGCGCGTATATGGCGTTTCACAGACCTGGTGTTTATGCTATAAATATGGGGTTAGACTCAGATAACGTGTTCCGTATAGGCGGATGGTCTGCTTCAGCTAACTTGCTTCAAATGGATATGTCTGGCAATTTGACTATGGCTGGAAGTGTTGCAGGTACAAACATCACAGCAGCAGGTAACGTAACAGGTTCTTCAGCATCATGTTCAGGCAACGCGGCAACGGCTACAAAATTATCCACAGCTTCAGGTTCTGCGCCATCTTACTCAGCTAGGGCTTGGGTAAGTTTTAATGGTACAGGTACAGTAGCTATCCGTGCTAGTGGCAATGTTAGCTCTATTACAGATAATGGTGTAGGTTCATATACAATAAACTTTACAACTGCAATGGCTGATGCTGAATACGCAGTTATTACGTCAGCACAAGGTACAAATACAAGTAATTTAGTTGGACCAGTTGGTACATATGGTACAAATACAGGTGGCGCACAATTAGTTGCCCCTACTACGTCAGCGTATAGGATTTCAACTTGGGCTTCTAATTTATCAGGACAAGTTGATGTTGCTTATGTTATGACAGCCACATTTAGGTAAGGATAAATAATGCAAAGAATTGTATATAAAACAGAAGATGGTGGTGTAGCAATAATAGTTCCAACACCAGAATATTTAGAAACACATACAATAGAAGAACTAGCAGAAAAAGATGTACCTGCTGGTGCAGAGTTTCAAATTGTAGATGTGTCAGATATTCCAGAAGATAGGACATTTAGGAACGCATGGGAGTATGTAGCGTGATTGTTATTAATATAGACAAAGCTAAACAGATTACCAAAGAACGATTACGCTCTGAGCGTGAGCCATTATTGCAAGCTCAAGATGTAGCATTTCAACGTGCATTAGAAAGTGGTGCAGATACTTCTGAAATTGTTCTTGAGAAACAACGCTTGCGTGATATTACTAAAGTAGTAGACACCTTAACAACAGTAGAAGAACTTAAAGAGATAAAGGTTTAATAAATGTCATTCGAGCCAATAGACCCAGTAGAATATGGTAAACTTATCTCCAAGGTAGAATCCCTTGAAAAGAAGATAGACAAGATGGAAAATGCACTAGATGAACTACTTGCCTTAGCCAATAAGGGTCGTGGTGGCTTTTGGATGGGTATGATGATTGCTTCTCTTGTAGGGGCTATTATCTCTTATGTATCTCGTGCTTTTGTAGGACACTAAATGCAACTGACACCTCACTTTTCTCTTGCTGAACTAACAGTTACTAATACTAAAATAGATAACACACCATCTAAAGAAGTAATAGAAGTATTACGCACAACTGCTTTCTATATGGAGAAAGTAAGAGAGATATTAGGCAATGTAGCTATCACTATTAATAGTGGCTACCGTAGTCCTGATGTTAATCGTGCTGTAGGTGGCACTAGCAACTCGTCACACACTTATGGGTATGCTGTAGACTTCACAGCCTATGGTCACACTCCACTTACTATATCTAATATCTTAAGTAAAAGTAATCTTAAGTTTGACCAATTGATTTATGAAAAGACTTGGGTTCATATATCCTTTGATCCTCATATGCGTGGGAATATTCTCACACTCAAGGGCAAAGGCAAATACGTAAAGGGGATTGTATAATGTGGTCTGTTTTATTTCCAGCTCTACTACCAGCCTTAACAGATGGTGTTCGTGGTATCTTTGCTAAGTTTACAAAAGGTGCAGGTGGTAATCCTGTCAATGTAGCTGAACGCATACAACTTATGCAAGCAGAAACAGCACGTCTACAAGCACTAGCAGAGATAGATAAACCAGCAGGTGAACCTTCTATCTGGGTTACTAACTTAAGGTCTAGCTTTAGGTATATTGCAATTATCATTATTTGGTTAGCTACAGTAAGTGCAGTATTTACTCCTTCAGTAGCTGAACCTATTACTTTAATTCTATTAGATTTAAGTGGAGCTTGTATGAGTTTCGTTATCGGTGAACGTATGTATCTTACTTTAAGGAAATAATATGCCAATTAAAAAAGGACAGGAAACTTTTGCTGGGTACAATAAACCTAAACGTACTCCAGGTCATCCAACTAAATCTCATGCTGTATTAGCAAAAGAAGGAGATAAAGAGAAACTAATTCGCTTTGGTCAACAAGGTGTTAGTGGTGCTGGATCTGCTCCTAAGACTGCTAGTGAGAAAGCTAGACAAAAGTCATTTAAAGCTCGTCACGCATCTAACATTGCTAAAGGTAAAATGTCTGCAGCATACTGGGCTGATAAAGTCAAGTGGTAATAAATACCTTGACAAACTTAGTCTACTATGGTATAATTGTATTATAATTAAGGGATTTTAAATTGACATACTTAGAATGTGTAAATAGAGTTTTAAGACGACTTCGTGAGAACGAAGTTACTACTGTCAATGAAACTCCATACTCCAAACTTATTGGAGATCTAGTTAATGTAGTTAAGGCAGAAATAGAGGATTCTTGGAATTGGTCATCTCTTAGAACAACTCTGACTGCTGTTACTACTCCTACTCTATTTAACTATGTACTGGTTGGTTCTGGTACTCGTCTTCGTGTTCTTGATATCTTTAATGATACAGATAACTATATTATAGAACAAAGAGGTACTAAGTGGTTTGATAAAGTTTACTTAACTTATGATCAACCTTCAGGTTCACCTATGTACTACAACTTTAACGGTGTCAATGTTAATGGTGATACTCAAGTAGACTTCTTTCCAATACCTGATGCTGTTTATAATATTCGTATTAACTGTGTTGTTCCTCAAGCAGAGCTTACAGCAGATGCAACTCGTATCTTAATTCCAGGTAATCTATTAGTAGAAGGAGTATTAGCTCGTGCTATTAGTGAGCGTGGTGATGATGGTGGTTATGCTGAACAAGAACAACGTTATCGTTCTATGGCTTCTGATCTAATTGCTGTTGAGTCTAGTCAACGTCTTGATGAAATGATTTGGGTAGCAGACTAATGGCAGGTCAACTAAAAGCTCTTAGTAATGCAGCACTTGGCTTTCTTGGGTTAAACACTCAAGAGAGTGGTGTGACATTAGAGAGTGGGTATGCAACTAAAGCTACTAACTGTATTATAGATAAGTTTGGTCGTTTAGGTAGCCGTAGAGGTTGGACACCAGTTACTACAAATAGAGGTACTCTAGGTTCTACTACTTATCTAGAGGCTTTATTTGAGTTTATAGATACTGATCTAACTCCTACTATCCTCTCTTGTGGAGGTGGTAAGATGTATAGCGGTTCTACTACACTTACAGAACTTCCAGTTAAACAAGCAGATCAAACAACTAACTTAAGTATTACTTTTACTGGTAATAGATGGCAGTTTGCACAACTAGCTGAAGGTGCTGGTTATGGTAACAGTATGTATGGATTTGCAGCACAAACAAGTAATCCACTTCTTGTCTATCGTAAAGCAAACCACACTGGTGCTTTTATTTGGCAACGAGTAGGTGATTATGGTACTAAACCTACAGGTGTTTCTACTTTTGATCCTGACTGTGTTCATGCAGCTTTTGGTCGTGTTTGGGTAGCTGGAGTATCAGGTGCTAAGACTACAGTTTATTATAGTAAACTTTTAGATGGTGCAGCTTTTACAGGTGTAGGTTCAGGTTTAATTGACATTGAGTCTGTTGTTGGCAGTAGTGATGAGATTGTAGGTATATCCTCACATAATAATTATCTTATTATATTCTGTCGTAATAACATTGTAATCTACCAGTCACCAAATGATCCTACTAATCTTGTTTTAGCTGATATAATTACAGGTGTAGGATGTATTGCTCGTGACACTATACAACAAACAGGTACAGATTTAATATTCTTATCTAATAGTGGTGTACGTAGTTTTAATCGTGTAGTGCAAGAAAAAAGTATGCCGATGCGTGATTTATCAGCTAATCTGCGTGATGACTTGGTTCAATATATTTCAGGTGAAACATTAACAGAAGTTAAAAGTGTTTATTTTGAAAGAGATGCGTTTTATCTATTGGTATTGCCTTCACTTAAACAAGCTTTTTACTTTGACTTACGTCAGACATTAGATAATGGTGCAGCTCGTGTAACAACATGGGAAAACTTTTTACCTAAAGCTCTTTGTAAAACTAGAGATAGAAACTTGTTATTAGGTATGGCTGGAGGTGTAGGTAAGTACTTTGGTTATTCTGATAATGGTGCTTCATATCGTTTAGAATATTTTACTTCTAATATTGATGCTGGTGAACCATTTAGTCTTAAGTTCCTAAAGAAAGCTAGTGTAGTTGTAATTGCATCAGGCTCTCAAGATATTGTTATAAAGTATGGTTTTGATTATAAAAATACATACTCTAGTCGAACATATACAAAAGACTTTATTGGTGGAACGGCTGAATATAATATTGCTGAATATAATATAGGTGAATTTACAGCAGGTATTGCTATTAGTGATGTTACTATGCACTTAGGTGGTTCAGGTAAAATATTACAATTTGGTGTGGAAATTCCTATTGAAGGTGCTCCAGTTAGCTTACAACAACTAACAATCTATTTGAAAACAGGGAAGATGGTATAATGGCAAATTATGTAAAAGCAACAAACTTCTATACAAAGGATGCCTTATCTACTGGTAATCCTGCTAAGATTATTAAGGGTGCTGAGATTGATGATGAATTTAATGCTATTGCTACTGCTGTAAATAGTAAAGCAGATACTACTTCACCTACCTTTACAGGTACTCCTGTAGCTCCTACTGCTACAGCTGGTAATAATACTACTCAATTAGCTACAACTGCTTTTGTAACTACTGCTATAGGCAATCCAGGTACTATGGCAGCACAGAATGCTAGTGCTGTTGCTATTACTGGTGGTACTGTTGCAGCTACTTTTACAGGCAATATTACAGGTAACGTTACAGGAAATGTAACTGGCAATGTTACAGGGAATGTTACAGGTAATGTAACTGGTTCATCTGGTTCTTGTACAGGTAATGCTGCAACAGCGACTAGTGCTGCAAATGCAATAGGTGTAGGTCAAACTTGGCAGGATTTAACAGCAAGCAGGGTAGCTTCAACTACTTATACTAATAGTACAGGTAGACCTATTTTTATCTCTGTTAGAATGGCTCAAGATGACGGAACACTTGAGTTAACGGTAGATGGTCTAATGATTGCGAAAACAGGAACAACAGCAGGTCCAGTAAACTATACTGTAACTGGAATAATTCCAGCAAGTTCTACCTATCTAATTAGTGGTACTGGTGGTACTTTATTTTGGTATGAGTTACGCTAAGATATTTAATAATACTAAAAGGTAAATAAAATGGGATTACTTAAGAAAATAGGTAAGATAGCACAAGTTGCTGGTGCAGTTACAGGACAAAAATGGCTTACTGCTGCTGGTAATGTAGCTGGTGCACTTGATAGTGGAGGCGGTGGTGGCGGTGGAGGTAGTGCTACTTCAGCACAAGCTCCTGGATTTGTTCCTTATGGAGTAACTACTGGTTTTGGTACCTCTAATATAAATGCAGCTAACAAAACTGCTACTTATACTCTAGATCCTAGACTACAATCTTTTAGAGATAGAATGTATGGAGGAGCTACTGCTGCTTTAGACTCTGCTGATCCAGCGTATGCTTATAAAAATATAGACTATGCTAAAGGTTTATTTGGTCAAGCTACAAATATGGATATTGGAGCTATGACTCAAGACTATCTAAATAGTCAAATAGCTTTATTAAATCCAGCTCGTGAAGCTGAGTCTAGTCGTTTAAATGATTTAATGTTTAGTAAAGGTACTCTTGGTGCTGGTGTTGGTATGGATGGGGGTTATGTAAATCCTCAACAGTTTGCTTTAGCTAAGGCTCGTGAACAAGAGAATAGTAGACTTGCTGTAGCATCTGAAGATAGGGCTCGTGCTATACAAGGTGAAACCTTACAAAGAGCTAATGCTATGTATGGTTTAGGTCAAAGCTACTTAACTCAACCGTATGATACAGCTAATACTCTATTTGGTATGGGTACTAATATTGAGAGTCTAGGTGCTAACTCTATGGCTTTAGGTTTAAATATGGGTAGTACTGCAGGTCAATTGAATAATGAAGCTTCTCGATACAATGCAGCTATTAACCAACAAAACTGGGGTAATCAATTATATAATCAAGCTACTAGTAGAGATACTTGGAGTGGTGCTTTAGATCAAATAGGAACTGTAGACTGGGGTAAGATCTGGGGAAGAACTCCAGACTTTAATCCATTACCTGATTCTCAGTCCTTTGACTTCTTTAATAATCCTACAGCTTAAGGACTAAAAAATATGGCACAAGCTAATCAATTAATGCCTGGAGAATGGGACAATGTGTTTGGTCCTTCTGCAGCAACTCTTAGTAAAACACAGGATCAAGCCTTTGAGGATAAGACTCGTCTAAATGCTCAGTTAGATCCTATGGCTTTAAACTATAACTCTCGTGTAAACATGGGTAGGCGTATAGGTAAGGAGATTAATACTCTATTTGGTGGTCAGTCTACTGATCCTGCTCTACGTAAAGCTGAGATTATAGATCAAATATTTAAAACTCTTTCTCCAGAAGAATTAAAGAATCCTGCACAAGCTCTTAGTACTATTGCTGATCGTTTAGAAGAGCAAGGTTTACCTAGAGATGCTGCAGAAGCTCGTATGAAGTCTACTGAAATTGCTCAACAAACAATGATAAAGGAGGATACAGCTAAGACTTCAAGTATCAAGAGACAACAAGCAGTGCTAGAACGTATAGCTCAAGGTGCTAATGGTATCTTGGGTATGTATGATCAAGTAGGTCCTGAGTTACAAGATCAACTATACAATCAGCAAGTAGATATGATTGAGAAAGAAGTAGGAGTAGAGGCAGCAAATCAACTGCGTAATGTTAAGCCTACTGAACGAAAAGCTATGCTTAAGAAGATGGTAGATGAAGCTGATAAAGAGTCTTCTAGAAGTAAAGAAACTATAGCAAATGAAAAGATAACTGCTGCTCAAAAAGCATATGAATTTAAAGCAGGTGTTGCAAAAGCAATGCAAACAGAGAGAGAGAATAATGATTTTATTTTACAAGCAAATGAATTAGGATTTAAAGCTACAAAAGCTTATCTTACTAATTTAGAAAAAAGAGTAGGAGCAACTGATGATGCTCTTAAGAATCAAGCTGATCTATTAGCTATGTACAGTGATCCTATGAAGACTCCTACACTGTCTGAGTCTGAGAGAACTATTGCTGTTAATCAAATCACTCAGAACATGAAGACTCTTGAGACTACTAAAGGCAGGCTAAATGCTATGCAAGGTAGTGCTGGACAAGCTATTCAAAATCCTGTACTTGCTGGTCCTGGTAGTACTGTAGCAGCTACTAATGTTCCAGGTGGAACTGCTTCTGCAGCTGCTGGAAGTACTTCTACTACTACTAATAAAACAGAGTATGAGACAGACTATGCAAATGCTCAGGCTGCTTTACAAAGACCTGGAGCAAATAAACAAGCAATTCTAAATGCTTTCAAAAGTAAGTATTCTGATCAAGTTCAACCTACTGCTGCTACAGTTACTCCTACTCCAGGGACTACTCCAGTAGTTAATCCTGCTGCACCTGCTGCAGTTGTTCCTCCTAAACCTAAATTAACTGAGGAAGAACAAAAGAAAGCTGACTTTGAAGCTGCATTTTTAGCTAAATTACATCAAGAAACAGATTGGCAAAAAATAGGGAATGCTGGTAAAGTTGTTTATAATGCTATAAATGATTTCTGGTTAGACTATAAAGATGATCTTAAGGCTCAAGGAGAACTTACAGATAAATTTGCTGCTTATGCTAAAGAAAAATTAGCAGATAAAGCTTTTGTTGCTAAATTAGGTCCTAATGCTAAAGCTAAACTTGAAACACTAGCTGCAGATTCTAGTAAGAAACTGACTCAAAGACAACAAGATGGTGCTCAGACTATGCTTACTTTAGGTACATTAGTTTTAGGATCTGGTATAGCTATGCCTACAGCTAAAGGTATTATTAAGGTAGTTGCAGGTAAAGCGGCTAAAGCAGCAATTAAAAAAGAAAATGATGCTATACCTAGTAGTGTGTCAGCTATAGAAAAGAATATGGAAACTCTTAAACAAACTCTATTAAATAAATCAGAAGGTGCTAGAATAGCTAAACTACGTTCTCTTGGATATAAAGCAGAAGAAGCAGCTAAAGTACTAAAAGAAATGAATCTTCCTATTGCAGGTAGGTCTTCTAAGAGTGGTATATCAGTTCTTATGAAAGATCAACCAGTTCCTTATAATAAACCTCTCTTTGACTAGGAGTAGTTCTTTTGTTAATAGACTTTGAACAGTTTGTTCCTAAGCAAGAGGGAGAATCTCCTACTCCTTCTTCTTCTATTATTCCAGAAGCAATCTGGCAAATAGAGAGTGGTAGTAAACAATATAATCCTGATAATACTGTAGTAACATCTCCTGTAGGTGCTTTAGGCATAGGTCAAATTATGCCTACTACAGGTCCTGAAGCAGCTAAACTAGCTGGAGTTGATTGGAATCCTTGGTCTCTTGCCTATGATGAAGGCTATAATAAAACTCTTTCTAAAGCTTACTTAAAAAAGAAACAAGAAGACTTTGGTGGTGATGAATTAAAGGGTGTTGCTGCATATAACGTAGGCACTGGTGGTGTTCAAAAGGCTATTGCTAGGGCAGAAAAAGAGGGAGGATCTTGGAGAGATTATGTTCCACCTGAAACTAAAAACTATATTGTTAAATATGAAATTGCAAGACGTAATATAGGTCCTGCAAAACAAAGTAACCTTATTGACTTTGAACAATATGTTTCTAAGCAAGAACCTAAAAGTACACTTATTGACTTTGAACAGTTTATTCCTAAAGAAAAATCTCAAACTCCTGTAGAAACATTTGGCTCACAAGCTGTTGCTAATCTTTTACCATCTGCTGCAGGGTTAGCTGCTGGTTCTGCTACGTCTACTCTTGCTGCTCCTGTTGCTGCATTTACAGGTCCTGCTGCTCCTTTAGTAGAGGCTGGTGCATTTCTTTTAGGTATGTTTGGTGGTGCTGAAGTAACTCGAAGAATACAAGATGAGTTTCTTCCACAGAGTACTAAAAACTATCTTGCTGCTGGTTATAAAGAAAATCCAAAGTCTGCTGTTGCAGGTAGTCTAGCTTCTTTTGCTCCTTTAACTAAACTAGGTCTACCTACTAAGATGCTTGCTACAGGAGAAATAGTTGTAGATAAAGCAACAACTGCTGCTTTAGGTGCTGTTGGTGGTGCTATTGATGCTGGTGTACAGTACTTCCAGAAGGGAGAAGTAGATCCTGCACAAGTTGCTATGAACGTAGTTGCTACTCCATTTATTGGTGGTAGAGGTTTAAGTAAAGCAGGTAATCTTATTTCAGGTAAGCCTGTTGTTCCTCCTTCTATAGAACAAGAAGTTTTAGCACAAGAACAGTTAACTGCACAGAAAACTTGGAGAGCTCAGAATGATATAGACTTAAGTGCTGTTCAAGCTTCTCAGTATGAGATTTTACTTAGAGAAGAAGTACTTAAGAATATGCCTAGAGATAGGGCTAATGCTCAGTTAGAGAAAGATACCTTTGCAGAGTTGTCTTCAGCTTTAGGTAGAAACTCTGAAGGTGGTAAAGCTCGTACTATCATCATGGCTGATGCTGCTGTACCTGAGTTCCGTAGTAATATGCTTAAAGCATGGGATAACCATGAACTTGAGATACTTCAAACTAGACAAAAGCTTACCAATCCTGCTTTAAGAGAGCCTGAGCGTTTATACTATGAATCTCAAATAGAAAAACGATTAAGAAGTCAAGAGAATATTAAATATATTTTAGAAAAGAAAGAGAGATTTGGTTCTACTGAATATCTATTACCTATTCTAGAGAAAGTTAGAAATAGTTACGATGAGTTAGGTATAGTTGCTAGAGATGCTGGTGTTATTCAAGGTATGTTAAATAACTATGTACCTCTACTAGTAGATAAATCTCAGAGTAAACTATCAGAAGAAGGTCTAGCACAGGCTTTAGAAGGATTCTTTAAACTAAAACAAGAGTCCTTTAAGACAGATTCGTCTAAAGAGCGTATGTTTAATACTGCTAATGATCTTCAAGACTACTTAAATACCATAGATCCTAAGTTATTTGTACATAGAGATATAGCTACTATAACAAAAGCTTACATGACTTCTATGAATAAAGCTATTGCTCAGAAGGGTTTAATAGATGAGTTAAAGAATACTACTATCATAGGTACTAAGAATCCAGTTATCTCTACAGATGCTGATTTTGCTATGAGAAATAAGTATGTAGCTTATAATAGTCGTGGTTCTAGTCAAATGGAAGGTGCTTTTGTACACCCAGACTATGCTCCAATACTAGATCACATGTTTCAACGTAGTGATATAGGTGCTGTTAAGAATGCATTAGTTCAAACAGCAATGCTTACTAAGGCACTTAACGTTGCTGGTTCTCTATTCCATGCTCCATCTCTTGGTTGGGCTATGGCTGGTGCATCTCCTAAATTAGCTTTTAAAGAGATCATTACTCTAGGTAGCGGTATTCGCAAAGCAGTAAGAGATTTACGCAAAGGAGAGATGTCTGAGTATACTGAGTTAGCTATCAAAACAGGAACAAAGATTGGTACAGAGGATGTACAAAGATCTATTGTAGCTGACTTTGGTGCTTATGTAGATAAGAAGATGTTTGGTGGAACTAAAGTAGCGGGACAAGTAACTGCTCCTATAGATAAGTTTATTCTACAGAAAATGAATACCTTTACTTGGGATTACATGCACACAGGTGGTAAACTAGTTTTATTTAAAGACTTAATGACTAAGGCAGAAAGGAATCTTAAAGAAGTTCCAGGTACTCCTGAGTATGATACTGCTAGATTTGCTTTAGCAGAGCGTATATCTAACTCTGTTAATCATACTATGGGTGGTTTGCAATGGTTGCAAGCTGCTGCTTCTATTAAGAATAAAACAACTCGTCAATTAGCTATCTATGGTTCAGGTATAGAGAGTAGAGCTTGGTCACAAGTAGCTATGTTTGCTCCTGACTGGACAGTTTCTACTCTAGGTTCTTTCCTTAAAGGTATGCCTGATAAGATTAATCCTGCTAAGTGGGATGTTAAAGCAGGTGTTAAAGGTATAATGAAACCTATGAATGAGGCTGACTTGTCTCGTAGGTATATGATTAACACTGGTCTACTATACTTAACTATTCTAGATGCAATTAACTTAGGTACTTCTGGTCAACATATTTGGCAGAATGAAGATCCAACTCGTATTCAGCACGCTGATGGTACTACTCAACAGTTAGCTAAACACTCTATGGAAGCTTTTCACTGGTTGATGGATCCGGCTAAGACATTTAAAGCTAAACTAGGATTCTTACCTAAAGCTGGATTAGCAGTACTTGATGATCAAGGTGGAAATTACTTAAAGAGGGCTGGAACAATTGCTAAACTAGCTGCACCATTTTCTGTTGGTTCTGCTTTACAAGCTCCAGAAGGAGAAAAAGCTTGGAGAGCCTTTATGTCTGCTGCTGGATTCCCAATCTATGGTAAACCTACCTCTTACTTAAGAGATCCTAATGATGTTCTTAAAGAGAGAATGAAAAGAAAAGGAGTTAGACAAGAGAATCAGATGCAAAGATTGGAAGAAATACAGAGAAAAGCAGAAACTAGTCAATTACGTGGATTATTTGAGGATTGGCTCTAAAAATGACCTCTAGAATCGAGCTACAACGCATTTAAATTATAGGTTGATGTACTTGTATCAAAATATACTCTAAACTCGTTGTAGCTTCTTCTAGTAGTGTCTATGACGATTTGACCCTATTTACTTCTTATATCTATTAATGTATTACATACAAGATAGTTTGTGTGTAATAAATCGAGAAATATTACAGACAAAGTATTAGTTTTCCATAATGTATTTACTGAATACTAACCTCAGTATACCCACATGAAGTACTACTACCCATTTTAAGTTATCACCTTTGACATCGAAATCCTGATTGTCCATAATCTCAGCACCAAAGACTAAACCACCTACTGTTTCCCATGTAAATTCTATCATAT